GAATCTTTTGCTTACGGATGCGCCGATTCTATTGAAGACGAAAATCCCTCGGCAGGGTGATCTATTGAGCGATTTAGTATTAAGAATCAATCTGCCGGATATTTTTAGCAAGGCGTACCTGAGACCTAGCGGATCTACTTTTAGTGTAGATCGCGCCTATGAGTTCGCGTGGGTTCGCCAGATTGGTGTTCGTATGATTGATACAATTACCTTTACAATCGGTGGTCAGATTATACAACAGTTTAATAGTGATTGGATTTCAACCCGCGCAATGCTGGATTATGATAGTGATACATATACGAAGTGGCGTGTAATGGTGGGTGATGTGCCGGAATGTTTTGACCCCGCGAATGGCATTTATGCGGATCCGACGGTTCCAGTAGGACAGGGATATCCAAATGTGATCGGTTGGCGTGGTACTCCGAATAATCCGATGCCGACACAAAATAATTCGGCATCAATTCCTGGTCGTATTCTACGTATCCCCCTGGGTTTATGGTTTAGTGATTTCCCTGAAAATGCCCTACCTCTCGTAGGTCTTCAATATCACGACTGCGAGGTGACGATTCAGTTACGTCCTATTCGCGACTTATACACCACCCTTGATTTGTCAGGAGCTAGGGTACGCCCTGGAGTTCAGACTCTTGCGCCGAATTATTTGCCAAATGGAACATCGGTCGATCGCTATACCCAGATTTGGAATCAAAAACTCTACGGAAATATTCCATTAAATATGACAAATTTATATGGTGGAAACACTGATTTGAGTGGTTCTATGAAGTATTTTTTGACGGATATTTCGGGCGCTGTTCCGTTAGTCGATGGCTGGCCACTTAACGCAACCTTAGAGGCAACCTATACCTTTTTACAAGATGATGTCCGTCTAATGTTTACGAGTAAGACTCTACGTTATAACATCCGCCAAGTTCAAGCATTTACTTTCTACGGAATTTCTACAAGGAATACATATAGGTTAGATGTACATAATATAGCAACTCGACTCATTTTCTTCGCAAGGCGTAGTGATGCGATTACTTACCGTAATCAAAGTATAAATCTTACAAACTGGATGTATACGCTGGGGTCAGAACGCCCTTTTGTAACGCCGACTCCGTCAGCGACCGCCTATCCAAATAGTACAACGACGGGTCCAATTGGTCGCACGGGTATTAATCTTCCAGGTATTCAGCGGGATATTTTACTGAATACATTTTTTACGGCAAATGGTAATGCGCTATTTGATAGCGAAGACAACGATTATTTCCAGAAATATGTGCCATTCCGTTATATGGAAGGTAATTCGGCAGCTGTTCAAACTCTTGGAGAAGCTACACAATATGAAATGTGGCCGATAAACGCGTACAGTTTCTCATTGAATGGTTCATCTGTCCAACAGCCTACGGGCACCCTCAACACAAGTCGTATTGATCGGTTAGAGATGGATGTGGATGTTGCGCCAATTCCTTATCTTGCCGGCTATACATACAATCTCTATACGTTTGTTGAAACGTTGAATTTCTTGGAGATTAGTGCTGGTTTGGGTGGTCTCAAGTTCGCACGCTAAAGCGTGCGCTACTAGCGTTTGCGCCCGCTAAAGCGTGCGCTACTAGCGTTTGCGCCCGCTAAAGCGTGCGCTACTAGCGTTTGCGCCCGCTAAACGCTTGTTGCTCGCTCCAATTTTTATACGAGTTCGTCGAACGAATTCATATGAAAATACGCAAAACCGCCGGTTTAATACTTGTTGACCCACCAGTCGTCCCAGAAGTAGGGAGGCTGCTGGCTGTTTGTATCCGCAGCGGATCTAACAATATCCGTGCTGGCACGCTCGCGGTATAGCGAATCGATGTGCGCATAGTTGAGCGCATAGGCAAAATACTTGAGGCGGCTTACCATTCCCTTCATTGCTCCAGAGACCTTGTAATCGGCAAACAGCTTGGGGTCGTAGCCAGCCTTGTTAGGAAAGTGTAGATTCTTCATTACATAGAGGGCGCCGGTGTTCAGCTTGGGGACCGTTGTGAGTTTCATACGAACGGCAATGTTACCGTTGACGTAGACATCGAGATTAACACCCTTGAGCATAATCACAAGATGAAACCACTTGCCAACTGGGATATTGGGAACTGATACATAGTTATCCCACTTATTGATAGTATTCATATAGATGCGGAGTGTATTCTTATCACCTTCGACAAAAACAGCCGGAGCTATATTGGGGAAACCGCTATCATTGCCCTTATGGAAGATATGTTTGAGAGTACCGGGTGCGGTTTTTGACGTAGTATTCACACAGTTCTCATCCGACGAACTAGATGCCTCAAATGTATCTGGGTGAATGAATAAGAACATAGAATATGAGAAAGCGGAACCCTGCTGCTCGTCACGGCTGTTATATAAAATAGGGAATCCTGTATCAGGTCCCTGCGGAATAGTTACACTGGTCGTGGTTGTGTTATTAAATAAAACCACGGCTTGGCGATCCATCTTTTTATAAAAAGAGTTCACCTGTTCAATCAAGGACATAACAACTTGTAGTCCAATCATTGTAAGAATGACAATAGCCAGTTGAGATACTAAGCCATTGCCTGATAAAAATCCACTCACAGATTCCATTTCCTCTATTTATAATCGGTTTTATAAATGGAGAATTCATAAATATAGATTTACAGGTAGTGTTCCCAACTATTACCATTGTTGTAGTTGAGTTTTATACCGATCTTATTGAAGAGAGAGCGTACTATGCTGGTGCTTCCCTGGGGACCCTCCTGGTATAAACCATAGATGCGGTCCGGGGTGAGAGCAAGACCAGAGAAGAATACGCTATTTAGGAATCCATTGAAGCCGCCGGCAATAGAAGGGATTACATACTGGTTGCCGCTGCCTGGCGCCGAGCCGACAACTGGACCCGGAAGAACGCAGGAACGGTTGAGCTTACCATCGTAGTATACATCGAGGACACGACCGCTGACGACGCACGTGAAATTCAGCCAGCGCTGCATATCTACATCGTTAATATCGCATAGCGGTGTGTAACCCTCGGTATTACAAGTCTGCTGCGCAGTTGCCGCGCTTGTAGCATTAGATAGGAAATGTGTAATCCAGGTGAGCTGGTCGGAGCCAACACCGCGGGTATGGAAACGAATGCCGAGCATATTTTTTGTAGGGTAGAGGAACGCCGTCATTACGTAGGCAGCATTCGCCTTGAGAGCGGGGTTGCTCACGTGAGGGTCTGAAATCGCAAGAACCGGCTTGATCACACCCATCTTTGCGGCATCCCACGTGTTAATGTACATCCACCAGCTGATTGTAAAATCGGCGCCCTCTATAATGCGGATATTCGGGTTGGCAGCTAACTTCGCATCACTCTTCTTAGTATCATCATAGTTGAGGCAGTACTTTGTGGGGGCGGAGCCCTTCTTATTTGCGGGGATAAGAGCACTTGACGCATTTCCTGGAATACCGTATACTCCATTCGTCATCTTGACCTGAATGACATAGCGCTCAGTATCAGACCCAGATGTTAGGTACGCATATACTAAGTAGCAGACAAGCGCAAGTGCTAGCAAATAGATGACATTTTGTACTAGAGCGGAATTTTGGTAGTAGAACTGTCTGGCAGCGTTCATACTTCTTCTAACCTAGAGCATTAAAATCTTCAGGCGTATTCATAATCGACATAGTCTATTCCAGTATCAGCCTCTCTCCCTTTCCCATTGTTCGGACAAAATCCTGCGTGGCATAGTAATTTATACAGTTCGTGCCAGAAACTCTTAAATGTAGGCGCTCCATCCGGGATATTTGGCTTACCTCGTAGGTCGGTTACACGTTTATAGTTTTCCCATAATTCTTTCTCTGTAAGACGGCGCGGCCAAGCCTGTATCATACCGGCTTGTCCCCAGAAATCCGGAGACGTTTCAAGAAGTACACCTGTAGGATTTGTCCATGTAACATTCTCGAGTATGAGTGATGTTGAGTGACGTCCATTCAAATAAATATCAATAGAACGTCCTTCAACCGCTATTGTAATTTGATTCCATCGAGAATTCATAACGTGTTCAATTTCTGCGTAAGGTGGTGATGTGAGATTATTATTCATTGACATCGGCATAAGTGGATTGAGTCGCAGCAATGCCGCCTGATGTACGGGATCCAGGACAAATTCGCCGACACCGAGGAGTTTTAGGAGGGGTTTAAACCGATAATCGCCCTTAGGACCGGCAAAGGGTATACGCTCATCGTTGACCTTGTCCATATAAATGAAGAAACTAAATGTAAAATTACTTTTCAAGGATTGGATGAGCTGCGCTTGCGTTAATACCGATTTCAAATTGGAACCAGCAGACGAATCATTTTCGGACGCTATTCCATTGAGGACGAAGGGACCTAGTACGGTTGTTTCGTCCGATTTCGGCATAAAATAAAGTACATAGATTACGCCTGCGGCAATAATGACGAGTATAAGTATAAGAAATATTAATCGGGGATTCATTCCTCTTATACTGTAAGTATGTTTTTAACGATTTATTTTTCATTTAGAACCATTCGCCCAATCTTTTGCCCGATTGGTAATTGTATCTAACGATGGCATAAGCGATGGATCCGTTGAGGCACCACAGGTCTTTGCCGCAGGCTGGAAGGGCGGGAAGGGCATGGGGCAGAAGTTTGAAAGCATATCATTACTGATGGCGAAAGGCCAGACATATAGATTTTGTATAGCAGCTTCGGCTGCGGCTTTACCACAAAGACCGTATAGATTGTTTTCCACGGTCTTTGGCTCGCCGGCAAGCACCTTGGTAGTTTCTAGTTTACAGTTGAGGTCGACTTCGAGCACCTGATTATGGACGTTTACTGTAAGACGGAGCGGTTTGTCGACCGGAATGTCTGAAATGCGCGCAGACTCACGGTATACATCGCCCTTTTTCGACATTGTATCCACAAATACAATAATATCATTTGTGTTGGGATCTAAAAATATACCGGGATTGAGGCGTTTTGGTAGTCCGTAGGGCGGCAATTGCGATAAACCCGCAGCAGGCACACTGCCACTTACATCGGTATATAGTTCGCCACTGCCACGGTGAAAGATATGACGATAGGGTCCTTCTATATTTGTAATATTACGGGTATTTGCTAAGAGTAAATCAAAGTGGTATGTATATTTATTATTCATATTATCAGGTAGCGCCTCGGCAGAAATCATCAAATTCTTAATGCCACCGTCGCCATTCTTCCAAAATAAATGGGAGTTATCGAGTGCCTTGTATCTCTGCGGACGAATATCGAGCGATTTGAAAGAAAACTTATAACCCGTCAGCAATAGATAAATAAGAATGACAACCGCGATGAGTAACCCGTAAAGGATGTAATTGCCCATACCTCCACCGCTATTGGGCGTCAACCGGCGCGTATTGCTTACGACATTACGCGCGACATTTATACCGGGCATATTTTCGAATAACGACGCCATTCGCACTTCCTACTTCCTACTTAGAAATAAGACTAGAGTGTGAGCCCTTTATAGAAATCGCGTATAACTTTATTGCGAACAAAGTTATTGAGTTTTAGTCCAGTTGGACGTATAAGTTTATTTCCATCCGTTCGAAGTTTGCTTTTATTAAAGGTGTTACCATCGTGCGCAACAACGAGCATCACCTTGAGCGGATCTAGCTGAACTAGAGGCACCGAATACTTTCGGGTAAATTCGATTTCTTCGGCGTAGGCACGCGATTCATCGCAACGATTCGCACGAACATACGCCTTTGTAAACGCCATCGTGCCGAAGGTGCCGTGATTCGCGCCGTAGGGACCGGTTTCCCAAATCGAGCCGTCGTCAGGAAAGAAGACGTGGTTGCGCGTGGACCCCGCCAAGTCCGCCTTGCGCGAAACAAGGGTCATTACTGCGTGATTGACACGGTCCGGCGGATAGTAGTCGTCGTCATCCATACAGACCAGAATCTCGCCGCGCGCGGCATCGTGAAGACGGTTGCGTTTCGCACCAATACTCAACTTCGTCTCGGACCGAATATACTGAATATTCATTGTTCGAAATTCAGCCGACAGCAAATCTTCAATAGAATCTGAACCATCGTCAAAGACTACCCATTCCATACGCTCTTTAGGGTAGGTCTGATCCTTGATGGCAGCAATTAGATAGGGTAGAAACTTACGCCGATTGTAGGTAGGGGTTAGAATTGAGACAAACGGTTTCGTTGCCGATTTGACAAGTTTACCTGGCCATTCTGGGGCGGCAGTAACAGCAGAAGACATCTTACTTATACTACCATGCCGGTTCATTTAGACCCAAATTCTTGACTTGAAGGATATGTGAATTATATCTAAAGGTCTTTTACCATTCTGTTATAAATGGCAAATAATAAAGTAGTCGTTCTTTCACAGTCGTGGGGCGGGCTTGGTGATAATTTACAATTTAGCACGCTACCTGAATTATATTCAAAACTAGGATATAAATTTTATATATCAAAGAAAAATGCGTATAGAAATAAAGAAATCTATGATCTTGTTTGGGGATTGAACCCTTATGTTGAAGGTATATCAGATATGGAACCAAATATTGGTGAATGTAGAGGATTTGAAGATATAACCACCGATTTTATAACAAATATAGAATTAAAGAATGGACTTACAAATGGTTATCGAAAATATCCTGTAATTTATTATAAACCTAAATTCATTTCTGAGTTATCAAATTGTCTATTATATGATCTGACCTCTTTAACGATGTATCCTAAAGATACACCTATTAAGTTATCATTTGAAAGTATATTTAATAAATATCCTGAACTATCAATTAAAAAAATAGTATTCGAAGCGATTCCAAATAGAGATATACCATCATTTCAACATAATACATATGTAATTAAATCAATTTACGATTTATGTGATGCTATTTACTCGTGTAAAGTATTTCTATGTTTACGCTCTGGAGCATCAGTCTTAGCATCGGCTATTAAAGGTGATGGTTCAAGCCCAGAAATTTATACATTTCACGACCCCTGGTATAACAATCAGATATCGTATACATTTAAAAATAATAATCATTTGGAGTTCATTAAAGAAGACGCTCCGACGAAGTATGTTTATCTAGGAATACCATATATCAAATAATGCGGTTTAGTCTA